TGGGCGTCGGTCCCGCCGATGTCGCTGGTTTCCAGGATGGCGATATCTCCAAAATCGTGCGATCCAAGGTAAGCGTTTGCAGACATATTTCTCTCCTTCTAACTAACTTTCTATATGGTGGTTACGGGCTTTTTTCTTAGGCGCGGTCGGCCAGCGTCACAAAGGCGCTCTGCGTAGCCGAGCCTTTGTAGGGCGTGATGGCCGATTTATCTATCGGCATCCCGTTGACCCGCATGGTCCAGCGGAACGTATTTTCGCCGTACAGGAATCGCACGTGCATAGATTGCGCCGGCATCAAACCCCCTTTTCTGATCAACACGTAGCGACTGAGATCGGCAAAAACCAGGTCGCCCTCATCGCCCAAAGCAGCGGCCTGCTCGATCTCAATAGCCGGGCGGCCTTTGATGCGGGCCACGCCGCTCTCGTCATAACTGACCACGCGGGTGGGGATGCCGGCAGTGCCGGCCGGGTAATACAGACCGTCAAACTGCTCAGAAGCTTCGCTGTTGTAAAACCAAACCCCCCGACCCTTGCTGCGCGGCAAAACCCGAGTCCACATTTTGGAGATGTTTTCGGAGACGATGGTGTCTGCGGCCTGTCCTGTTTCCTTGGCTTGCTGCACGCGCGGGCCGGTCGCACTGCTGAATCCCAGCGGTAATCCCGCGCCGGTCCCTCGGAAAATCGCGTCGTCCAGCTTGAAGGCCATTTCCGAGGCAAACGCCATGCTAAAAATGCTTTCCAGCGCCGTCGCATCGCGCAGCAGGCGGTCCGTGGCGTAGGCCAGGCCCAGCAATTCCTGCAGTCGCAGATCGTGCAAGTCGAACTTTGGTCGAGTAGCCGTTACCGTATCGGCCTCGGCGCGCCAATAGACCTGCACCCCGCCCCAGCGGGAGCCGTTGGCCCGGCTGGTTTCGTTGATGTAGGGCATGTCAACGCCATCGGCATCCTCGCCCACCTCGACCTCCGTGCAAAGAGGCGCTAATACTGCCTCCTCGATGGAGCGGTCCAGCAACTGCGTGCTGTAATCGTGGCGGACGAAAAAGCCGCCGTCGGACGGTACGCCCTCGGACGCGCCGCTCGGACCGGCGTACAGGCGTGGATCAATATGGCCGCCGGCCTGTCCGGCTGCGGCCACGGCCTGTAGAAAATGGCCCAGGGAGTCCCAGGGCCGATCAATAGCGCGATCATGCCCGCCGCTGATGTGGGAGCTGGTATCCGGCACGGCCTGCACCGTCCGTTCCCACTCGCGCCGGCGTTCCTCGCGTTGGATCTCGCCGGCCAGGGTTTGCAGTCGGGTGTTGATTTCATCGTCGCGGGTTTTTTCCTCTTCCGTCAGGTCGCGATCTTCGGTTTCGGCCAATTTAAAAACCGCTTTGGCTTCATTCACCAGGTCGGCTCGTTCCTGAAGTAGTTGATGATATCGTTTCATTGTCTTCTCCTGCTCATTGTTAATTTTCAATCGATAATTGATCGTCGCTCGTCGGAGCGTACAACCCGGTCTCGTCGGAGCCGGGCCGGGCCGCAAGCCGTAAACGGCGACGGCGAAAATCCAAACTTGCTTTATTGGTAGACCGCCCCCGGCGACCGCCGAGCAACCGGTTTACCGTTTCATCCAGAGTGGCGACACGGTCGGCCATGCCCAGGCTAACCGCCTCTCTGGCCCCCGCCACGCGCCCCTGGCCAAAGCCGTTACGCGCGTCAGAGCGTTTTACGCCCCGGTTGCGCGCCACGGCTGAAATAAACATGTCGTAATACTCATCCACCCGGGCCTGGATGGCCTCTCTGGCTTCCTCACCCAATGGCTCAAAGGGATTCCCCTCGCCCTTGTACTTGCCCGCAAAAATCAGATTGATATCAATGCCGGCTTTCTCCAGCGCGGCGCTGAAATCTTCGTGGATGGCGAAAACGCCAATGCTGCCCACCTCGCCGGATGGGGTCACGGCTAATTCCTCGGCTGCGCTGGCCAGCCAATAGGCTGCGCTGGCCGCCAGGCCATTGGCCACGGCCACAATCGGTTTTTGCCCCCGGGCCTCGTAAATCTCGCTAGCTAGCTCCTCAATCCCGCTGACCTGGCCGCCCGGTGAGTCAACGTCAAATAAGATACTGGACACCTCCGGATCGGCCAGGGCCGCCCGGAACTGGGCGGTTATGCGCTGTACGCTGACCGCGCCGCTGGACTCCAGCATCATATTGCCCCTGGGGATAATCGTGCCCACCACCGGTATAACCCCGATGGCGCTGCCCCCTTTAAATGAAACCCGCTCGCCGGCGGCCCTCGGCGCGAGCTCGGTCGAACGCCGGGCCGCCATCATTTCCTGTTCAATCTCCTCCGGCACATAGCCCTCCGTCCTCAGAACCAACAGGTTTCTGATGACCGCCAGCTTTTCGGGCAAAATCGCCCAGGGCGTCTCTGTGACGGCCTGGATAATGCGTTGGTATGCGTATTTATTCCCCATTATCAAATCCTCGGCTCGACGTGAGCTCGCCGAACGTTTGCGCGCAAACATCCCCTATTGCCATCTCAGCCAGGGCTATAATCCGCTCCGGCTCCCAATTGTCCATCACCGGCGCTCCATGTTCCAGGAGCATCTCACGCCCGTGTTGGCAGTACGCCAGGGCCTTGTCCTGTGATATCCGCATTGTCTGCGCCACCAACGCCACGTGACTCTGATAAAATTGCCGGACCTGGTTTTCAAAATCATCCCCTTGTGCGGCCCTATGCATGGCCGCGATCTCCTTGCGAACCACCCGGCCCGCTGCTTCCTCGGCCAGCAGCCGGTAATGTTGATCTCCTACCTGGATCGACCGAGGCAGCGACTGATCGGAATTGGCCTGGTTCGAGTCTGACATGTTAAGCGGCGACAGATAGGCGTCGCCGCCAGGTATCGGGTTCATGTTTTCAAGCCGGCGCACGTCATTGGCGCTCAACCAGCCCCACTGCCGGCCGGTGGCGTAGGCGTCATAGCGGCTGGTAATATCGCCGCGCAGCAGGCCCTCGACAACGAAATCGGCAAAATAAATGTCGCGGGCAATAATCAAATCACGGGCGATGGCCTGTTTCCACCGGGTCAACCAGGGCAACAGGGTGTAAGTCACGAATCCAATCGACATCTGCTCGATGCCGCTGCCCCAGGAGGTGGCCTTGGCGGTGAGGCCAACCATGTGGGGTGGCACTCGGAACCAGCGGCACACGTCCTCGGCCTGAAATTCCCTCGACCCCAGAAATTGCGCCTCTTCCGGAGAAATACCGATTTGTTGCCATTTGAGACCCTCTTCCAGTACGGCCACCCGATTTTGATTAACGGAGCTGTGCGCGCGCTCCCAACTCTCCTTTATTCGGGCAGCCGCATCCCGGCTTAATTTGCCGTCTGTATGGAGCACTCCACCGGGACGGCTGTCATTGCGAAAAAAGCGGCTGCCGTAACGCTCGGCGGCCAGGGTCAGGCCAAAACTATCGCGGGCATATTTAATGACGCTTTTACCTGCAAGCCCGTCCGATGGCCCGCGCAGGTGAAAAACGTCTTCCTGGTTGAACGGTTTAGTAGAGCCATCATCCTGCTTCACCTGGTAGCGCAGCCGCCCATTTGAAAGCTTCTCTGGCGTTACCCTATCCGGGTGCAGCGGCTCCAGTTGGTCTGCCGGCCCACGCGGGCCGGGCTTGATCTGGGCATAGCCATTGCCGCGCAGCAGCGCATGGCCGGTCAGCATCTCTCTAAACTCCGCTGCTGTCTGCCACTGATTGGGTTGATCGTGCAGAACAGTATAGAGCGGATTGTTACGCGCCCGCTCGCGGCCATCCTCGCCCATATAGCGGTAGATAATCAGTGGCAGTGAGGCAATGGTATCGGCCAGCAGGCCCACGCAGGCCCACACGGTTGATATCTTCAGGGCCGTTTCCGCATCCACCGGCACGCCGGCAATGGAGGTTGATACCCTCGGTTCGTACCAGTAATCGTCCAGCGGATCGTTTGGGGCCAGCGACATGCCCATCATCTGCAAAATCAGGCTCACTGTTTTTTACCTTTATTGATGGCTCGCGCCAGGCCAATCGCCAGTAGAAATAGGCCGCCAACAATCAGCATAGCCAGGGGATGAATGAGCCACGTTCCTACCAGCACCATCCCGACCCCTGCCACGATCAAAACATCGTTGAAATCAACCCTCATAGGACCAGCAATCCCTCGTCTTCGTACTTACTGCGCCCGGCCTCTGGGTTGTTGCGCGTCGCCCGGTCAAACCCCATGATGAGCGCCAGCATTCCGTCGATTCGCTCCCGCGACGCCGCCTTGTCAGGTTTGATGTTGCCGGCCGGGTCCATCCGGGCCACAATATTATCGGCCATCCAGTTCAGCACCGGGTTGTCCCCGTGGGCTAAATCCTGCCCGGCAATTTTTCCCTCGAGCTCCTTCATCGGCGGAGACATCGAGGCAAATCCCTGCCCAATCGGCACCACAAAGTCATCGTCGCCGGCCAGATTTTGCAGCCGGGTCATTACCAGCGCCTTCCCCCAGCGGTCGAAACCGATCTCTGCGACCTCATAGGTCTCCATCAACGTTTCGATTTTCGCCAGGATAAAATCGTAATCGACCACGTTTCCGGGGGTCAGGGTGATATAGCCCTCCCGTACCCAAATGTCGTAGGGTACTTGGTCCTTGCGCACCCGTTCCAATAAATTTTCTTCCGGCAACCAAAACCAAATCAGTACCTGGTAGGGTTCATCCGGCTCGTCTGGCTCCTCCGGCTCTTCGTTCGGCGTAAACACCAGCGCAAATGCCGTCAGGTCAAATGTCGAACTCAGGTCCAGGCCGCCGTAGCAGGGTCGCCCGGCCAGCGCGTCCGCATCGACAGGGTACTGCCCGCAGGCCCGCCAGTGTAGCGGGTTCACCCAACGTATAACCGCCTGTACCCAGAGGTTCAGATGCCAGCGCAGGAAGTGGTTCAATTCCGCCGGCTTTGCCTCCGCTTCGGCTGCCGATTCCCGCATGGAGTCAATCTTCTTGCTTATCCCCAGCAATGGATTGGCCTTGATCCAGTTCGCCTCATCACTCCAATCGTCGTCCTGGTCCAGATCGGGCCAGTCCTGTTTGGTGTCCAGGGTATAAATCATCCCCCAATAGGCGTCATCCTGGATGATGCCCCTCAGGATGCGGGTCACATATTCGCGTTGGGAGTAGCAGATACCGTGCTGATCGACGCCGGCGGTGGTGATGGCCAGCATGAGCGGCTGCCGGCGAGACCCGGTCCCCGACCGCAGCACGCCCCACAACTCCGGTTGTGGCCAGGCGTGGAGTTCGTCGGCGATCACGCCGTGAATATTAAGCCCGTCCATTGTGTTGTAGTCAGATGATAGCGGCTCGAATTTCGATCCCGCGTTTACATCATGAAGATTATCTCGGAATATCCCGACGGAGCGCCTGAGTTGCGGGGATTTCTTGACCATCTGGGTTGCGTCTTTATGGCAAATCCGGGCCTGGTCGTGTTTGGTGGCCGCGCTATAGACCTCCGCCCCCTCCTCGCCATCCACAAACGCCAAGTACAGGCCAATGCCGGCGGCCGTTGTCGTTTTGGCGTTTTTGCGAGCCACCTCCAGGTAGGCGGTCCGGAATCGACGCGTCCCGTCGGCGCGCTTCCAGCCGAACAGGCTCCATAGCCAAAATTGCTGAACCGGCTCCAGGCGGATCACCTGCCCGGCCCACTCGCCCTTCCAATGCCGCAGCACGCTGAAAAACGCAATGGTCACTTTCGCCGCCTGCTCATCGAAATAAAGTCCGCGCCGAGGTCCCTCGGCGCGATCGCGCCGATGGCGCTCGCAGGCCATCGTTACCCAGCGGCAAACCGGAATCCGCGCGCTGAGCACATCGTCAACGTACTGCTCCGCCGTGAACTCAATCACTCGTTTATCACCTCGGCCTCAGCCTCAGCCTCAGCCTCTTCATCGTTCGACTGAGGCTCACGAACGTCGACTACCTCGGTAACCATTCGGAATAGTTCATCAGCTAATGTTAGCTGCTCCGCATCCTCCGGCATTTTTAGCCGGGTGCGGCTGCTGGGCGTCATGCCAAACTCGGTGGCGAACGCCTTGAACGCCAGGGCGTTGTCCTTGAATACCTGGGCTACCGGGTTTTTCTTCAGCCCATCGCGGCCCTCCACGGTCAACCCGTCCTGGTGCAATTCCTTGGCCGCCATGAGCGCAATCGCATAATGCTCCGCCGCCAGCCGGAACGCCGGCACATCCACCCCTGTCAGAATCGATAGCCGTTCCAATTCTAACGCATGGTCGTCCCAAAACCGTTTTGCCCCCCGGCTCATGCCGCGAGGCTTTTTCGCCGGAAGCTCCGGCTTCGGTTCGCGCCGGGAGATGGGCCTTTTGCCGGGATTGCCCTGGAGCTCCTTGAGTTTCGTTGGTTTTGGTTTTCTGCCTCTTGTTGACATAATAACGGCCTTCGTCTTTTCGCTAAATTTCGCGGGAGTGTGCGCGGAGT